AACCGGGAACTAAGCGAGGTGAAGCTGGTAGAGGTCACCGTTACGCCGATCCCCATGAATCAACTCGCGCGCGTCACCGCCGTGAAAAGCGCCGACGCCGACGCCATCGCCGAATTACGGCAACGACTTACCGCACTGGAGCAAAAGGCCACCGAGCCAGCCCCAGCCGCACCCACTAAACCCGAGCCGGTCGCCGACCACTCGGCGGAATTGGCAATTGCGCGCCTGCGCTTGTCTCTCCTCAACTAACCGCCGTTTCGGCAACCCATAGAAAGAACCACCATGGAACTCTCCCAGCAAATCGACAATCTCACCTCTGCGGTGATGTCCGGCCAAAGCAAGCAGGCCGAAGAAATCAAAAACCTCGGCTCCGCGCTCGCGGAAACCAAGTCCGCCAACCTCCAGCTCCGCAATGAACTGGACGCCCTGATTGCCAAACAGGCCGCCATGCCCGAGAAAAGCACGGAAGGCGAATTGGCGCGCAGCCTGAAGGAGTTCGACGCCGTTGAACGGCTAAAAAAAGACGGCCGCGCGCGGTTTGTCCTCAAAGGTGGCGCGGCGCAGGAAGTCATCGAACGCAAATCCACGATCACCTCGTCCACCCTGGGATTCCCCACCGCCGGCGTCATGCCGATGGAAATGGGATCGTATGTAGTGGAGCCGCGTAAGACGTTGCGGATGCGTGACGTGATCCCGTCCCGCCCGATCAGCGTCCAGCAGTACTCCTGGCCGAAGTACAGCGTGACCGGCACCAAAGCCTCTCCCGTCGCCGAAGCCAGCACGAAGCCGCTGAACACGATGGACCCGACGACCGCCACCGAGCGCGTCAAAACGATTGCCACCTACTTCAAGATCGGGCGGCAGGCGTTCGAGGACTACAGCGAGTTGCAGGGCCTCATCAACTCCCTCGGCAGCTACAAGATCAACGCCGAAATGGACCGCCAAATTCTGACCGGCTCCAACACCGGCGAGGATTTGGACGGACTCATCACGCAGGCGACGGCGTTCGACTCCACGCTGTTGAGCGCGGCCACCGGCTACACCTACTTCGACCAGATTGCAGCCGCCGCCCAGCAGGTAGGGGAAGCGGACGAGTTCGAGCCGACTTTCTTCGTTGTACATCCGCGCAACTGGTGGCAGATGAAGCGCCTCAAGGACTCCAACAAGCAGTACCTGCTGGATGGCCCGCGCGGTGATGGCGCTGCGGAATCTATCTGGGGTATGACTCCGGTGGCGACGACGCAGATCACCAGCGGCACCTTCCTGGTCGGTTCCGGCACCTCCCCGGCTGTCGAGTTCCGCCCGCGTATGGAACTCGAAGTGATGATTTCTGCGGAAGATGGCGACAATTTTAAAGAAAATATGTACACCGTGAGGTTTGAAGCTCGCGGCCTCCTGGCCGTGTACCGTCCCGGCAGCTTCATCACCGGCACCTTCCTCAATTCGCCCGCCCAGTCGTAGTTTTCCTCTCCCTCATTAGGTGGGGCGGCTCCTCCGCCCCTATTTTTTCCATGGAACTCATCGCAAATCGACAATTGACCGTGGGCCGACAAAGCTACGAGGCGGGCCAGCGGTTCAGCGCTGACACGTATATCGGCAAGCAGCTACTCCAGCAAGGCAAAGCGCACGAAGCCACGCTGTGCGCGCCGCAATCAAACATCGGCCTAGTCTCCTGCATCATGCCGACGCGCGACCGCCGCAAGTGGATTCCGCGGGCGTTGGAGTGCTGGCAGGCGCAGACCTATCAACCGCTTCAACTTGTCGTGCTCGACAACGGCGCCGACGCAATCAAAGACCTTCTCCCAGCCGACTCGCGCATCATCTACACCCGCGCCGGCCAGGGCATGAAGCTGGGGATGCTTCGCAACCTTGCGTGCCAACTCGCAACCGGCGAGTTTATTGCCCACTGGGACGACGACGATTGGTATTCACCGGATCGCATCGAAAAGCAGGTGCAGGCCATCGGCTCCGCGCCAATGTGCGCGCCGCTTGGGTGCCACTTCGCCAGCGCCAACCAGGCGTACCGAATCGACGCCGATCCGATGTATGGGATTGGCGCCGGTCTCCTCTACCGCCGCGACTACTGGCTGAAATCACGCTTCGCTCCCGTGGCGCACGAGGGCGAAGATTCGATGTTTCTTCAGCAGTGCAAAAACAAAGTCCATATCGACGGCTACGGGCTCATGGTGGCCAGCGTCCACGACAAGCACACCTCGCAGCGAATCTTGAAAACAAAGTGCTTGATGAATGAACTTCCGAAGGGGTACCAATGGCCGTCTGGTATGTGATCCCGAGCGCGAAGCCCGCGCGCGACGCGCAGGATTGCATCAACGAATGGCGGCGCATGGGCTATAAGGTGGCCGTGTGGCGCGATACTGACGCGCAGCCGGTAGACGCTGACTTCGCAATTTACGCGCCTTATCCGGGCTACGCTCAAGCGGTCAATACCCTCGCGCATACCGTGCTTGGAATGGACCCCGGATGTCAATGGGTCGTAACTGGCGGGGACGACGTTTTCCCGGACACCACGAAGCACCCAGAGCAGATCGCGCGGGAATGCTCGCGCCGCTTCGGAAAGGGCGACATTGCCAGCCACGGGGACGCTGAGGACCTGTTCGGCACTTACGGCATCATGCAGCCCATCGGAGACGCTTGGGGCGGCATTGAACGAATTTGCGGCAGCCCTTGGATGGGCCGTGATTGGTGCTTAAAGGCGAACAAGGGCGCAGGGCCATTACACCCGGATTTCTACCATTGTTTTGTCGATGAGTTGCTACAGGAAGCCGCGAAGGCGCAGGGCTGCTTCTGGCAGCGCAAAGACCTGAAGCACGAACACCGCCACTGGCAGCGCGAGAAGCGGCCGATGCCTAGCTACTTGGCAAAAGCAAACTCACAGGCGCATTGGGATGAGTCGAAGGCGCTATTCAACCGCCACCGGGCCACGGGATTCGCGGAGAGTTACCCGGCATGAAGAAACTTTTGATTTCATTCGGTGGCTCGGCATATGACGAGATCACCGCGAAAACAGTTGAATCGGCGCAGCGGTTCGGGGTGGATGAGGTTCGGATCTACGACGACAAATGGCTCACTGAGCAGCCGTTCTTCGCAACGCCTGAGTTTCAATGGCTTTTCACCCATAGGGGAGTGGGTAATCCAAACGGGCGGCGCGGTTTTGGGTGGTTTGCCTGGAAGGCCTTCATCATCCGGCACGCTCTAGACAACTACTGTGCCGACGGCGACATCGTGCTTTTCATCGACGCCGACACCTACCCCATCGCCGACCTGTCCGTCCTGTATAACGAGTGCGCGCGCATCGGCGGGATCATGGCATTTTGCGCGACTGCCGGCCCTTCGCCATTCAAGAACCGCGAATGGAACAAGCGCGACTGCATGATTCAGATGGGTATGGATACACCAGAGTATTTGGAAGCGCCCACCGCCGTCGCCCGGTTTATGCTGTTTCAAAAAGGCGCGCCGCTTGTCGATACGTTCCTCGCTGAGTGGCAGTATTACTGCCTCGACCCGGTTTGCCAGACCTTCGAGCCGTCCACGCTGGCGCCGGAACATCCCGGCTTCCGCGAACATCGCACCGAACAAGCAATCTATACCAACCTGTGCCACCGCTACGGCTTGAAGCTGTATCGCGAGGCGTGCGCCTTCGGGAACGAGCACCAGCAAGACTGGGAGCTATACCCGCAGCTTTTCATTCAGAAAGACCCCGCCCGCCCGAAGTCACTTCAAGGGAGCCGTTACCGGAATGTCGTTTAGCCAGAATGACGAGGAACGCTACATCCTCCAGTGGACGCCCGAGCGCGGGCGGCTCCTTGATATCGGCGCGTGGTGGCCAACGAACCTCTCCAACTCACGCGCCCTAATCGAGCGCGGCTACGAGGCCGTGCTGGTCGAGCCCTCGCCGGGGCCAATGCGCGTACTACTGGGCGAGTACGGCACCAACGACAAAATCAAGCTGCTACAGGCGGCGGTGACTGCCCACGGCAAGCGGATCACCATGCAGGTGACCGACTACCCGGTGTCCACCAGCGATCACAAAGTCTATTCGCTCTGGAAGACCGACCCACTGACGCAGTACCTCGGGCCGCTCATTGTGCCATCGCTTACCCTGGCCACCATTTTCGAGGAGTTCGGGCGCTTCGACTTCATTGATATCGACGCCGAAGGCCAATCCGTCGAACTCGCGACCCAACTCCTCGAACAACCCGACGAAATCCTCCCGCAGTGCTTCTGTGTCGAGCATGATGGCTACGCGCCTCAACTCGAAGTCGCCGCCCGCCGTCGCGGGTACAGCCATTTCCACGTCACCGGGGAGAACATCGTTGCGGCTCGTTAACATTCAGCCCGTCCGAAACGAGGCGTGGTGCCTGGGCCTGACAGCCCGTGCGCTGCTTCAATGGTGCGACGATGCCGTATTCCTCCTCCACGCCTGCACGGACGCCTCTGAGGCCATCCTAGAGGCCGTAGCGGCTGAATATCCTGGTCGCGTCCATGTCATCCACGAAGCGGAGCCGATTTGGCGAGAAATGCACCACCGCCAGCGGCTGCTGGAGTACGCCCGGTGCCTAGATGCCACGCATATCTCGGTGGTGGACGCTGACGAGATCATCGCAGGCGACACGCTGCCCGTCATGCGCGATCACGTGGCGCACCTCGCACCCAAGCGATTCGCCGCGATCAAGTTCCGCAACATCATCGACGGGCTCGACCAGTACCGCGCAGAACGCGGACCGTGGGGCACCGAGGCCGGTACAATCGTTGCCTTCGGCGATCACCCGCACCTTCATTGGGAAGCACGCAACGGCTACGACCACCACCAGCGCAGCCCGTATGGCGCAGCGCAGGCCAGCTACATCCACGGCGGCGGGCTCCTTCATCTTCAATTTGCCAGCCGTCGACGCCTGATCGCCAAGCACGCACTGTACAAGGCATCCGAGCGGGTGAAATACCCGCAGAAATCCATCCGCGACATCGACGCGCTTTACAACATGGCGCCGTCGCTGGCCGGAATTGCCCGACAGCCGACGCCAGCGGAATGGTGGGCGCCGTATGCCGATCTGATGCACTATTGCGACATCGACGCCGAACCGTGGCAGGAACAGGCCACGCTGGAACTCGTGGCGCAGTATGGGGCGGCGCACTTCGGCGGATTAGACCTCTTTGGCGTGGCATAACACCCACTGGGCATTTCGGCGGCTTAAATCGTAAAACGGTTTTCGCTGGTCCATTAAAAGCACCCGTCCACTGACTACGCTTTTCACTAGCGCCAAATGACTGAAAGAACTTGGCATAGCGGAGCAGGCCTGATTTTTAGTGACGCATTTGCGATGGCAACGAAAGCAAAGCTGATCTCGCGAGCCCTGGACGTCAACCGGGCAACAAAGCGTTTCCTTTTCTGTTATATGCACCCTGCACCAGCACGAGTTTGTTGTTCGCTGTAGGTTGCAATCAGTTTCAGCGCACTTTTTGAATGCCATCGGCTTGAGTTTATCATGAGCACAATTCTCAAACTTACCGTCACCTCTCCGGTGCAATCGCCAACCGAGCCGGTCACGCTGTCGGAAGTGCGCGAAGCCTTGGGCATCCCCGACGCCGACACCTCGCGCGACACGCTTCTATTGGCCTACGGTGCGGCGGCGCGCGAAGTGGCTGAAGCGTGCCAACAGCGCGACCTTGTGGCGAAGCAGTGGGACTTGTTTTTGTCGTCGTTTGACCAATACGCCATCAGCCTACGCGACAACACCACTGCCGTGACAACCTTTCGTTACCGTCAAAGCGATGGCGACTACGTGACGATGGTTTCTGGCACCGATTACGAGTTTGATTCGGCTTTGGGCATCCTGACGCCTGTGAGCAATGGCACATGGCCCACGGCTGAACTCTGGCCATCGTCGGCAATCGAGATCCAATTTACTGTGACGCCGCCAGCGATCCCGAGCAGGCTGAAGCAAGGCATTCTCGCGTTGATTTCCTTGTGAGACGCCAACCGAGTGCCCGCTGAACTGGGCGCGTCGGCAGTGCAAAACTACCCGTTCATGCTTTCGCTCTTAGAAATCGGCCGCCGCGAAATCGTATGACCAATCGCCAGCGTCACAAAGGCAATCCTGGCCGGTTCACGCAGTTGCTGACCATCACCGCATCGAGCGGCGCACGTGGCGACGGCGGGGACTACCAACCAGCATGGAGCGGCACCAGCACGCAGGTTCGCGGCATGTGGCGCAAGACCTCGTACACGGAGGCGGCAATGGAGGGCGGGCGCTTCTCGCGCGCCGCAGGCGTGTGGGAGATTCCGTGGATTCCATCGCTTGCCGAGGACTATCGCGTTAGCTTCACTGATCGCAGCGGAACAACACAATACCAGCGCATCGTTGGCATTGACGAACCCGAGCGGCGCGGGCGTGAGTTGCACCTGTACGTGGTTGAGGATGAAGGGGCGAAGTTATGAGAGTTCAAGAGGCCATCACTCGGCAACTCGCGCAAACCAGCAGCGCAACCTATGCGCTGGCAGGTACGCGAATATACTGGAACCTAATCCCCAAAAACCCGACGTTCCCGATGGTCCGCATCAGCAAGACGGCGAAGCGCCCGATTATCCAAGGGCTCACCTTCACCGCTGAGCCGAGCATCACTGACATTCAGATCGGCTGCTTTGCAAAGACGCAGGAAGCCGCCGCAGACCTGGCCGACGCCGTTTCATCCGACCTTTCCACCTACGACACCATCTGGCAAGCGCTACCGCTCACCAGCCCGGTCACCGGCGACGCGCTGACGGCCAAAA